TGGCAATGCAGATTGCTGCAAATAACCGGGGATGGTAGTTTGCATCTGTGACAAAACATCACGCTGTGCTTGGTATGCTTTTGGTATCAGCGGTATGGATTTGTTATATGCGCCGGTTATATCGCTCCTGCGTTGCTGATACTGCTGCGCAGAAAGTTCGTTAGCTTTTTCAGCCTGCTTTCTGGCTTGCCTTTGGCCTAATATGCTAGAGCCTAACGATGCAACGCCCAATGCGCCTGCTGCTGCACTACCGCCGCCTATTGCTGATAAACCGCCACCTATTGCGCCGCCTATTGATGTTAATGCTGGTACTGCTGCTGGCATAATTCCTCCATTGCTCTTCTTTCAATACCCATTTGGATCATAGAGCAAAGTTTTCCGTTTTTCATATATGAGTTGGTATTTTCACCTTGTCTAACAAATCCAAGCGATGCTGCGTAAGCTATAGCCTTCTTGTTAAAACTTGGGATGTTTGTTGATAACTTCTGTATATTGCTTTTTAACAGCATCTTGTAACACTGAATACCAGCTTCGCGAGCATACTCCCGAAATGGTTTTAGCACACAAATATGACATTCTTGCATCACAGATGTAATTTCAATAAACCTAAAAAAACCTGCGTATTCACTATCAACCAACATGCAAATCCAATTCTCATTCACCAAATCTGGCACTGATAAAAGTTCAGCGCCATCTTCACACATCTCTTCCCAGCATTCCTGCATTATTGATAATGCTAAAGAATAGTCTGTCAGCCTTGTTATTTGTACGTTTGCCAAAATAATAAACTTTCATTAAACCAAGACCCATCCTTTTGACCTATCGCCCAATACATCTGGTTGCATCTTGCGATATTGGATTGATCCTGCACTACCTGTAGTATCCAGATATAAACTGTACTGTCTAGCCTCAACAACGCCTTCTGGAGAGCCAGCACCCACTATCGGAATGCTCAGTGATGCGTCTTGCGTCCACTGCCTGAATGCCTGCTCCATTGTACCATCATCACGGGTAATGGGTTGAGCAACATTGAGTATCGGATTGCTCACTTGTCACCACCTACCACGTTGGCTGTTAGCTGGATAATTACTGGTTTTACTGCATCGGTCAAAGTAAACCTAAATACCTCAAATCTTGCGGCCCTGCCGTTGCGCCTCCAGATAGCCCTGCGCTTGTACTCACCTATCTTGCCTATACTTCTGGGGATAGGGTCACTCCAAGTCTTACCGTCTTTGCTTCTCTCTAGCACGATCTGCGGGTCTTCTACATCACCGTTGCCGACACCAGATTCAACAGTGAGTTCCATGCTTGGGAAAAACACGGATTGCATATTGTTCTGGAAGGGTTGGGTGGCAACACGCCTGATAATGGTGTTTGTGTACTCTGTATAAACGTCTGGGGAGAGTTCTCCGATCCTGCCGTCCACGGTATCCCCGCAAAATATCTTGCCGTATGCCTTCGCTATGGACGCTACACGGTATGCTCCCAAACTACCCTCAATAAGCGACTTGCGCTCATGCCAGCGCTGGGTCGTGATGTCGTAGACCAGAGTAGTGTTTGGCAGGGCGAATCCGATGAAATATGCGCCTTTCTGCGCGTATGCCCATCCGTATATGTTCGATACCTGAGTCTCCGTCAGGCCAGCCAATATCGAGTCAATAGCAGTCGTAGACACTTTGGTTGTAGTGTTACCGTTCAGCGCCCAGATCGCTGGTGATTCGTTTGCGCCACCGCCAACCCACATGAACGTATCCTGAGAGTTGACCAGTGAATGCGGTGCATAACAGCCCTTCTGCAAGAACAATCCTGTCCTCTGGAACGGGAAGTCTGCGCCACCAATGTTCTGGAATGCCTCAAACGTCTGGCCTCCAGATATGAATAACTGGTTCTTGAATACTACCGGAGCAACAATGTCATCCGGATCTGATTCGGCTGTACCAAAGTCTAGCGCATTATAGTTCAGACCATCATTTAGCGAACTGACAATAAACTTCTTCGTATCAGTGGTAATCAGGAAGTAGCCGTCAATAAATACTACGAACTGCGGATCACCATTAGCAGTGAAATCCGAATCAGTAATCTGTGCGTATGTATCTGTAACGTGGTTATAGATATACCCGTTCCCACCCGGCACAAGCACCATCAACTGAGTACCATTGTCAGCCATTGACACCCTGCCAGTACCAGCAACAGCACCGATTCTTGTCAAACTGTAGGTAGCTACATTATCTACAATAGTTTCATCTAGCCTGTGCAGGCTGTCACCGTTTACAAAGTATGGCTTTCCTGCCATCTCATGCGCACCACGGTTCTGCTCTTCAATCTCGCCAGATGTGGCTACCTGAACAGCACCGTCAGTACCGAATAGGTTCTCTTGAGACAACGCTGGCCCCTGCGCTATGTTCGGATACCAATTAGTGCATTCCTGCGCCGATATGGGCAGGGAATCGCTAATATAGAATCCGTTGGCTATTGGCAGTTGGGTAACTGGCATCAATGCGCTCCGAAGAGAGAGTCAACCACTACAATGTCATCAGTGCTTGTGCCGTTGGACACATATAGCTCAACGTAGTCGTTTGTAGACATTGCCACGTTGTAGTTAATGGATACGTTGCCTGTAGAGCCAAAGCTAACCACTCGGCTTATCTTGGCTTCACTAAGCACCGATCCATTCTTAGCTAACTGCACTGTTAAGGTTTGGTTACTAGCTGAATCTGGTCTTAACGTAACAGATGCAACAATCCCGGCAGTATAGTCAGGGGTTCCTGTGTAAGTCAGCCTGCCGCCAGTGGTAGCTGTAAAGTTCGATACTGTTCCGGTAGTCCATGTTCCTGCAACAAGTACCGGGGTATTTGTGGTGGCTATCGTGGTCGCTGTGGAGTTACCGTGGATAGTGACCTGTCCATACGTCTGAGTCGCTGTAGAAGCCACCGTGACGTAATTACTGGTAGAAGTCAGGGAAATACCATCACCAGCCACTAAACTCGCTATAACGGGATTCTGATCCGTTGTATTCAAGAACAATGGCGTTCCAGTAGAGTCGGCGGTAAAGCTATGCTCTAGCTTGATGCCATCGTTGGCTGATACGTTAGCCACAACACCGGGGCCATCTTCTAGCCCACGGATATAATTAACCGTTCCAGACGTTGTGAGTACCTGTGCAGCAGTACCCGGCCCTTTCGTTGTTATCGAGCCAGTTACACCCAGATTACTAACAAAATTGTCGTATGAAATCTTGTAGTTCGTGTTATTTACAAAGTAATCAAGATAGCCACCAGCATCTACGGATGTCTTGGCAACAAATGCGCTTTTCTTGCGGCCCTGCGTTCTATCAACCATTGGTATTTGTCTCCAATCCTATAGCACCTGTAGTTTCTGCCAGTATGCTTGCTTCGCTGTCTGGGTAGAAGTGTCCACTGAATCCAAACGTCTGGTCATCGTTACCAGAGCCAATCGGCAGTGTAGATGGCAACTTGGTTTCAGATATGTGCTGACCAATTAGGCGCATTGTCTGCAAGCCTTCACGGGCAGCCTTAATCAAGCCGTCACTAATGATACCACCGTAATCAGGTGATACCTCAATAGCCATGTTAGCTATCAGGCCACGCAATGCTCCGGTTGGAATCGTTACCTCATCGCCAAGATCGCTGACAGTGGTATAGCCAAGCGTGATGCCCTGTGCATCTAGCTCGCCCATGTAGTTGTTCATGGCGAATATAAAGTCTTGGTACTCGTCAGGCTCAAGCGATGCTTCTGACGCCTGTACCAGTATCCGTTGTAATGCCGCCTTTGCGACCTGCGCTACTGTAGCCATTATTCAAATGTCGCCTTTGCAGATTTAGAGCCTTTGCACTTCCAGCGCTTACGGCTAAGTCTTAGTGGGTAGTTGGGGGCTTTGGCAGCTTTAGAATGTTTCTTCATCTGCCCTGCTGATCTTGCGCAGTACGAGTCGCCCTTTTTTGTGCCGGGGCGCACTCTGGGGCCACCAGCTGATGCTTTGCCAGCCTGTCCGTAGCTGACCTTCTTACCAGATGCGGTTACTTTAACTTTTGCTTTCCCCTTTGCCGGGGTCTTGGATGCCATAAGGTTAAGGGGGCCGAAGCCCCCTGTTCCCTATCGGTTATACGCCGAAGCCTTGTCCAGCGAAGAACGGATTGAATGTTGCGTATGCGGGCAAC